TCACCAGGAGAGCTAGAATCATCAATATCGGGAGAAGTAACTGATGATTCTGAAGAAGCACCAGAAGTTATAGAAAATGAAGATATATCTATAGCTCCTGTAGAACAAGTAGGAGGAGACTTAGGAGACGATGAAGAAGCAGGTAAGATAGTTCCTGCAACTGAACCAGTCTCTGAAAAACCTCAAGAGGTATCAGAGGAGAAAAAAGAAGCTTTTTATAAAGCAATGATGAAAGAGTTTATTGATGAGGGAATCATCGCAACTCCTGAATCAGAAGAAGAGCTAGAGGGCTCTTTGGATAAATTGAAAGAGTTAATGAAAGGCACATTGGAAAAGTCGTTCCAAGGAATGACTGAACAATGGAAAGGTAATTTCAGTGGTGCTAAAAAGAAATTTCTAGAAATAGAAGATTCTTTTAACAATGCTGACCATGCTATTCAAGCCGCTCAAGACTTAGAGTTCTTTGACAATCTAAAAGAAGACACAATAAAAGAAGATACTAATCTTCAGAAGAATTTATACTTCAGATACTTGAAGAGTAAAAATTTCTCAGATGCTGATGCAACAGAACAGATTGAAGATGCTGATGCAATAGGTAAATTAGAAGAAAAAGCTTTAAAAGCAGTTCCTGAATTAAGGAAACAAACTAATTACTATGTAGAGCAATCTAAACAACAAAAGGCTCAAGAGCAAGCACACTGGGAAAAACAAAGAGAAGAAAGCTATAATAACTTAATGTCTTCTATAGATACTAAAGAAGCTTTTGTTGATGGATTAAACCTCAATAAAGTTTCCAAGGAAAAACTTAAAGCTAACATCACTAAGCCTGTATATACTGATGATGATGGAAAAGGATATACAAGTTTAATGTACAAGCAAATGAGAAAACCTGTTGAGTTTGAAATGCTTATTAATTATTATGATTCTATGGGATTATTTGATTTAGATAAGCAAGGTAATTTTAAACCTAATATTTCAAAACTCAAAAATATTGCTAAAACTAAAGCAGTCTCTGAGATTGACAAAGTAATAGCATCAAACAATGAAAGAGGTGTTGGTAGAAACACTTCTATTGAAAGCTCTCAAAAAGCTCAAGGTATTTTAGATTTACTAGAGCGAGGGATGGGAAAAAAAGAAAGAAAAAGATAAACAATTAATATATTCGTCTAACAAGAAAAAAACAAAAACAAAATGGCACAATTACTTCCATTACAAAAATACGAAGCTATTGACTACAATGGTCTTGTCACTGACAACCATTTTCATACTTTGTATCAACAAAAGCCTGAGTTAATTAGTTCTGTTATTAGAGAAATCTACAAGACTAATTTACAAGGTAAACTACGTGAGTTTGTGAATCGTTTTCCTGTCAAAGAAGTTGAGCAAGAAAATGGATTCTATAACTGGATGTTGCAAGGGCAACATGATAAAAACCTACCTTTAGTTTCTGCTGAAACTATGGCTGGTGCTACTATTAGTACTGGTAATGTAGGTGCTAACGGTGAAAGATTTAAGCTTATTTTTAGCGAGAACTTGTTCGAGCCTACTAACGTTCTTAGAGGAGAAAGTGATGAATATCACTTACTAGTTAAGAAAGTTTCTGATGCTGGTTCACAAGTTGCAGTAGAAGTAGAATTAGTAACTGATTCAGCTGCTAAATCTGTTCCTGCTGAAGAATTAGCTGCTGGAACAAGATGGTCTAAGTTCTATAGCTTAGCTCCTTCTACGTTATCTTACGAAGGTTCAAGTCCTTATTTCACTTCTCCTTGGAGAATGGAAAACAGACCTTGTACTCTTAGAATGGAATACAAAGTTCCTGGTAACGTAATCAACAAAGGTAAGAACGAACCATTAGAGTTTGGCTTCCAATACAAAGGACAAAAAGAATCTATCTGGATTAACTATCAAGATATGGTTGCTCATCACCAATGTGAAGAGATGTTCTCAAGAATGTTGATGTATGGTAAGAAAAACTGGACTTCTGACCACAAATATTTGAACAAAGATGACAAGACTAAATATGCTATCGAATCAGGTGCAGGTTTCTTCGACCAAGTTGCTCCATCTAATGTTCACTACTACAATGCTTATGACCTAGACTGGCATCTTGAAATGTTGTTAGACATGGGCGTAGGGAAAATTGAAAGAGGTCGTAGAACTATCCACTTGTTAACAGGTGAGTTTGGTGCTATCGAAATCTCTAAGCAAATTCAGGCTAAGTCAGGTTCTCAGGTAACTATCGTTTCTGATAAGTTCTTGACTTACAATACTAAATCAGGTACTATTGGTGGTAAAAACACTAAAGGTGCTATGGAGCCACAGTACAACATTTACGAGTGGTATAATGGAGTTGTTATCAAAGTTGAAATCCTTGATTTCTTCGATGATGATGTTTACTTCCCAAAACAACACCCAGATGGTAAAGGTTTAGTTGAGTCTCACAGAATCTTAGCTCTTGACTACGGTGAAGATGCAGGAATCTATAGAGTTAAGCCAAAAGGTGTTCCAGATTATAACTGGGCTTATATCCCTGGTATGAGAGATCCTTTCTCTGCAGGTGGTAAAGGTTCACCAAAATTAGTTGCATCTCCAATTGATGGTTATGAAGTTCATTTCCAAAAATGGGGCGGTATGATGATTGAAGATCCTACGAAAGTAGTTGATCTTAGATTATCTGTTGACTAAAAATTAATAGATGTAAAGCCTCCTCAGCAATGGGGAGGCATTACTTAAAGAGAGTTTAAATATAAATTAGTAAAAATGACAGCAAAAACTAAAGAAATAACTAAAGAGCCCCAAATTACATGGAGTTCTTTTTTAAGAAAGGAGATAGTAAGTGTAAGGCCAGTAGAAGCATCTGGCAAGTGGAGGACACTACTAGTTAAAGGACAAGATAAAAGAAAAGACCCTTTTATCTATAACAAAGTTAAGAGAAGCTATCAAGTTCCTCTTAATGATTACAGAAGAGGTGGAGGAGTAAAAGCAATTTTAGACGACCAAGAGAGGCGTTATATAAAAAAGTATTACAATAAGTATCCCAATGGGATGACACAAAAAGAGTTCTTTGAAAATGAATTAGGTGTAAATTTAAATCACACTTTGCCTATTGAGGAAAACTTCTGGAGAAGTGATCGAAGAGGTAGAATAACTATGACTAAAGAAGGAGTTTCGTTAAATCTTAACTTATCTATAGACATGTTAAAATACCTTATCTTACTATCTAACAAGAAGCTGATATCTCCATCTTACGATGATAGATTACTGAAAGCTACTTATGAGTTTATGATGGTAGACGATAATAAAGTCACTTCTAAGAAAGTAGCAGCAACTGAGCTTAAAGCTAAAGCTTATACTAAGTTTGCAGAAATTACTTCTAATAAGCATAAGATGATTGGATTTATTAAATCTTTAGGAAGAACCATTCCTAGTAGTCATAGTGAAGACTGGTTGAAAAACGAGATAATTAATGTTCTTGATGAAAGTTCAGAAAATTTCTTAGCCGTAGTAGACCATCCTCAATATGACCAAAGAATTTTTGTTCAGGAAGCTATTGACGCTGGTGCTATTAAGAAGATGTCTGAGAGAAGGTATGTTTTAGACAACGGAATAGAACTAGGAGAACTTACTGATACTATAAATTATTTAGACAATCCTGATAATCAGGAAGTAAAAATGAGAATTAAAACTCAGGTTGAGTTATCTAAAAAATAGAATATGACTGCAAACCAAATGGCTGATGAGCTCGAATTAAGAATAGATAGAGCAGATAGTTTAGGGTCCCCTGGATACGAGGACTTTGACTTAACCTCTGTACTAACTGAGGCTCAGCTATTATATATTAAGCAGTTTGTTAGTGAGCTCAACAACAGAAAAGGTCAAGGATTTGAAGAGACAGAAATAAGAAACCAAGGGTTATCTGCTTTAATTAAGCAAGGAGCCAGTCTTGCTCTCTCTGCTAACCAAACAGGAGTTCTTGATAATGGAAAGTTCTTTGATTTACCTACAGACTTTATGTATACGATATATGAAGAATGTATGATAGATAAAAAGCAATGTGGTACTGATAGTTTTATCAAAGCATGGATTAATGTAATTGCCCACGATGAAATTTGGCAGTACTTATTTAATAAGTATAAAAAACCTTATTATAAAGATTATGGATGGGCACGTGTATGGAGGCTAGGATACCAAAGAGAAACCTCTGGTTCTGATCCTGCATCACCTGCAACTCCTAAAAGACACCAACTTATAACGGATGGTACTTTTAATGTAACAAGTTATACAATGAACTATTTGATATTCCCTAGTGATATCACTGTAGACAGAACAACACCTGCTAATAGTAGAAATTGTATACTAGATGACTCTACCCATACGGTAATCATCGACATGGCAAAGGACCTAATGTTAGACAGAGTAAAAGAACAAAAAGTACAAAATATTGTACCTGTAAAAGACCTTGAATAATTAAACTTAATATTAACTAAAAAATAAAAAAATGCAATTAAAAAGACAAGACAACGTAAATTATGTTGCAATTGGAGACAACACTGTAGATACTACTGCACCTACAGGAACATTAGCTGTTTCAGCAAACTTATCTAACGGAGACGTAGTATTAGTAGATGAAGGAAACAACATCTTAGAAGCAGGGGACTATACAGCTTTAGCTGCTGATAGAAAAGTTAGAGTAGCTCAAGTTATTAGCTTAGCTAATCAAGAGTTCATCTTTAGCCCTGCTATGACTAAATCAAGTATCACTACTTCAGTATCAGGATATACAGCTGCTGCACCACAAATTACTGTAATTGGTTATAATGGAACTACAGGTTCCTTACCTAATCCTACTAGTGATGCTAACTTTTGGATTAAAGTTCGTAAGAATGATAATGATGCTGCTAACAGAAGCCAACCTACAAGTTTATTT